GTCTTATAACGCCTGCCTTCGTGTTTTTCGATTAGCTCGTAAAGAGTCATTTAATCAGCCCCTTGACGATCTCGTTGCCGAAACAAACCACCATGTAAATGCCGCCGCCGATCAGGATCAGGCGTAAAAGGTTTTGAAAGAGGTTGTCACGCAGTCCCGTCATCCATTGCCGAAACCAGGAAAATTTCTCGATCTCGACAAACCGCTTTTCGGCTTCCTCGCAAAACTTGTCCAGCCGGTCGCGCATATACTTGACGTTGCTTGCTAATCCGTTGGTGACAATCCCTTCGATCTTGACCGTTTTGGCAATGTATTCACTCTGACGCACGGAGATCGCGTCCACTTTAGTCTCAATCCGGTCGATGGTGTCCATCAACTGCTTGTGTAATCCGCAAACTTCCTGGCTCATTTCAGTTGATCTCCTTTATTAAGCGAGGTACCCCGCGGGATTAATACTTCTGTACCGGCATGAAGTTATGCAGGTCGTCGGATCAGCATCGGCCGTCCCGCCAACAATCGTCAGTTGAATCTTCTTGCCTACCGGCAACGCAAACGGTGTCGCATAGGTATAAACTTTGTCCGGTGTTAAAGCGGCAACTAGAGCGTCAGCAGCGGCAACTAAGGTGATGACTGTTGTAGTGTCTGTCTGTACGGATATTCCGGTTATGCCTCCAACGTCATCGGCCACGCTCACATGAGGAAGTGTCAGGCTAAAATATTCGACGTAAACCGAACCGCCCGTTGCGGTGAACAAGTCTCTAGCGCCCGCTCCATTATGAAGGTCAACCGTTCCAGGCTGAACAACGCTGTTCACTGAATAGGCGATCCAATTCGTGCCGTCATAACATTTAAATAGCGTGCCGGTATCGTAGGCCCAGAAGTATGAGCCGGGAGGAATGTCATCCGTGGGTTTGGTGTCCGTGGAGAGGCCGATAAATCTTTTGATTCTTGTTTCGTAAATGACTGCCATGATTCCCTCCTAATATTATGGGAATGGCCGGGAATCTCACCCGGCCTTTTTTATGATAGTTTAGAGGGCATTTGTTACGTATGCACCGTCCGACATCGGGGTATAGAAAAGCGAAAACTTCACAGTCGCCGACCCGGTGATGCTGGCCGTTGCCGTGTTGATACCAATCGTTCCAACGCCTGATTCAACGCCTACAATCTGAGGAATCCGAGCCACGTCGGTAATACCAGGAGTTGCCGTGAGAACCGTTGCGGTGGCAACCGCTCCGCCGATCCACGCAATTCTTTCGCCGACCGCTAACTGTGCAAGCGACGCGCTTGCTGCTGATAATGCGGCGACGGCTATCACCGGAGATGTTGATGTGTAGGTATAATACAGAACGCAGGCATGGTTTGAAAACGCTGCTGCTGCTACCTCTCCGAACAGTTCGTGAATCTTAATACGTCCGTACACGTTGAAAATTTCTGTCTGCGTCGGACCGGTGAGCATATAAGTCGCGGCGGCAAGAGCGGATGTATCCACTTTAATGCCGTTTACCAAATCGCCTATTCTTGCTATTGTGCTTGCGTTATAGTTTGCCATTTTATTTCTTCCTCCTTGGAAGTGGATCAGCCATCTTTCCAGACCGACCAATTATTTGATAGATTTGACCTTTTTAATGGTTTCATCCGTCTCATGTTTTTCAACCATGACCGGAACTTCTTTCACAATTACATTTGGGGATGGCGTCAGTTTGATAATCGCCTTTTCTATTTCTTCTTTTACAATCCGCCTTGCGATTGCCTCTACCTGTGGAATATCATCGTGAAACATTTCGATCTCCTTTCTATACCAACGCAGAAACGGACACGTTACTTCCGAATCTCGGTTTAAGAATAGCGTGAACCTGAACATTTCCGGTCGCGCCGGTGGACGGATCACCAAACTGAATCGTCAGCCATTTATGACCTGATGTCATCTCCGCCGCATCCACTTCGATGATCAACATATAATTATCCTTGGATGCGTGGGCGATGGTTACGACGGCAACTGCCTTCGTCCATGCCGCCAAAACATCACAATCAGCCGTCCCCGCCGCCGCGCTCCCGTATGCGTAATTAAACGGCACGAATGTGGTACATGCACCGTCCGTAACGCCACTGTAAACGCCTACCGTCGGATTGGCACCACCGAGCGTCTGCAAGCCAACAATGAAAGTGGCTTTGTGGTAATTCGACATATTAATCGAATCGCCGTTTGCTGTCGGATCTCCGACGTTGAAATCTTTATCACTGGAAATAGGAACTATTTTAAAATTTTCTGAAAACATTTGAACCTCCTTGTTGAGGGCGGGATATTTCACCCGCCCCCTGTTAGGTTACACTATTGCCGTGGGCGGAGTCTGCTGCTGATATCTTCCACCATCAAGAATATACAACACGGAAACGATATTACCGGCATCACCGGCGGATGCTCCAAGTTGTACCCACTTTCTGTTATTGGTTAAACACGAAGCGGAAACATAGAAGGCGACTAAAGCATTGTCGCCAGCCGTCCCGTTGATCGTGTACGTCACTGCATCAGTTTCACGCGTCCAAGTGTCAGAGGTCTGAGCATCAATCTTGCTCCAAATCTGAAACTCCGACTTGGCCGCAAGAGGATACGTCCCGGCTTCTGCCACGGCCTTCGTCGCGCCTTCATGAACGGTTAGCACAAGCTGATTGGCGTCTACCGCGTAGTCCTCATGGATAAGAATCAATACGCCATTGGCGTTTTCGAGGCTTACGGCGCAAGAGGTATCGGCAAGTGCGTTTGATGCACAAGGCTCGTGGCCTTCGACTATCTGGTAATTTTCAGGTGTCAGTCTCATGGTTGCACCCCCTTAACTTCGTGTCGCTAATGCGACGAAGTGCGATTGGGTGTAAGAAGCACCGCCCTTATAGGGAGTCAACGCGGACGCCCGGACAGGCTGACCGTCAACGCGCAGGACAAAACGGAATACCGATTCATCGTACACGAAGCGAACATGAATACTCATGTCAGACTGGATTCCGCCCTTTTCCGCAAGGATATAACCACCGGCCAAGTCTGCAAAAATAATATCGCCAACGGTGCCGAGAGTTGCGGCCTGCTCAATGGGGACAACCGGACGACCAAACAGGGTGCCGTAAGGTGCGCCACTCAAACCGCCAGCGGGCATATAAACAGGAATTCCGCCGGTGCCGACTGATAGGGACATCTGCATAAGCTGTGGTTCAATGTTTTGATTGATGTACCATTCCGCCCGGCTGCGCGAGGATGCGAATAAGCGCGAATACATCTTGATTAGGTTTTCCGCCTGGATCGTTGCCGCCTTCTGGCCGGATTCTGCCGCTACGGATACTAGGCAACCAGCATTGAGAATTCCAAGGGGCTGCCCGGCACCGGTGCCGTTGATGATTGAGTCATCCAAAAGGAATCCAAACTCGGAAGCAAATCCGGCTTTAATGACGCCTTCAAGAGCGGCTGCATCACCCAAAAGTTCATCGGTTGCATAGCAGAGGCCGATCAGCTTTTTGAGGTTCAATTCAATCTTGCGAAATTTCGGCTTCGTTGCTGTCTTTTCAGCGGCTTCCTCTTCCCAGTAACCCAGGATTCCACCACTGCGATTGGAAGCGCGGGACGTTTCGTCAATGCCGTTAATCTTGATGGAATTGCTGTTTCCCGAAATTGCGATACGGCGGCACTTGGATGCGAGAATGCCGGTCGTGAATACATCATTCAGAAGTTCATTACTGAAATCCTGCTGAACAAGGAATCCACCATCGGACGGTACGGTTTCGTTGAGGCCGGACGCTGCGTTATACAGGCGCGGATCAACATGACCACCCGGACGGCCTGCGTTCATGATAGCCGCAAACTGTTCGCCCAAACTGCCGAATTTCTCTTTGTCCTTCTGAGTAACTGATAAAGCCGGGCGTTTCTTTTCCACGGTCGCGGCAACGCGGGGAGCTTCGAGGCTGGCATTCAGAATGTCGCTATCTTCCAGCGTGTCGCTCATGTCCTTCAACTTGCGGATCTGATCATTTACGTCCTTGATGTAAGCGACTTCATCCGCTGTAATGTCACGGTTTTCATTCGTCGCTTTTGTTTTGATTGCGCCGATTCTTTCCATCAAAACCTTAATATCATCCTGGTACTGACTTATTGTCTTCATTTAAAGTTCTCCTTGTGTGTTTAAGTTTATAAAAATTTCTCTCCGTACTGTAAAAGCTGGGCGGTGTAGTCTTTCGTAGTCACGGTCGGCAACTCAACATCTCGCAGAGTTTCCATTGTGTCGGTAGTTTCTTCTGGATGTTCAGCATCTCGCAGAACTCCCTTGAATCCACACGCTATGATCGACTTTGCCTCTTTCCTTGTGTATCCGGCGTCTCGCAGGACACACTCTAAATCTCGCTCGTTATCCGGTGCTTTCTTGTCGCCGGTTAATTTATCGGGAATGTGCTTAAACTTTGCTTTGACCATTAACGGAACAAACTGCACACAGGCAGCCATATCCATCTGCTCACTGATTGAATCGACAAAGCCGTATTCCTGTGCTTCGATTGCGGTCATCCACGTTTCGGCGTCCATTAGTTCTTTAATAAACTCTTCTGTTTGCCCGCTTTTAGCAGTGTAAGTTGTAATCAACGATCCACTGACTTTATCCAGAGTTTCGGCCATCTGCCGCATTTCCGTTGCGTTACCTGAAACCGCTCCGTAAGGATTGTGCATCATGTAAAGGGCATTTTCGGCCATGATAACTTTGTCACCGGCGAGGGCGATAATAGAGGCGATAGACGCCGCGAGTCCGTCAATGTACGTAGTGACATTAGCTGGGTGCTGTTTGATGAGGTTGTAAATGGTTAAACCATCAAATACTTCTCCGCCTGGTGAATTGATATGAAGGTCGATCTGATTGGCCTTTATCCCCGCCAGTTCCTTTTGAAATCCCTTTGCCGTTACACCGCCGCCCGACCAGAAGTCCTCGCCAATCTGCTCATAGATCCATATCTCAGCTTTGTCCGCCTTATTGATAATTTCAAACCATTGCTTCATGGCTTTGCCCCTCCTTGCGTATCTTCTGGTATAATTCCTTCCTCCGGCGGTGCCGGTGCCGGTGCAACCGGCGGTTTCCCTGCGTTTTCAAGACTTGTCATATTCAGCGGCACGAGATGAATATTGCCGCCCTCAACCGGGTCTTTGTCTTCCAGTTCACGCACTTCATTGATTGAGAAAACGCCACGATCCAGCATCACCGTGTAAAACGCCGCACGACTGGCCGCATCCCCGCGTAACAAACCCTCAACGCTGTGTTTGAAGTAGTATCGCCCGCGCCCGGACAGATCGCGGTCATACTTGTCGAGTATCTGTAAGTTGTAGTTCTGTTCGAGTCGGACCAGCCACGGAAGGATAGAATCGGTTACGAACGAAATCTGCTCCGATTCGATATTGTTAAAAGATGATTTGGTTAAGTCTTTGATTTTATGCGGGGGCAGATTAAACCAACGGGCAACCTCTGTCACGGCGAATTGACGGCTTTCTAAATATTGCCCGTCCGTGTTTGGGATTGTCACCCGTTCAATTTTCATCGCCTCTTCCAACAGCATAAGGCGGTTGGATTGTCCAAGGCCATAGTAAGCCGAGGTCAGGGCTTCCCGAAGTTTAGCGGGGTCTTTTAATGTGCCGGGATGGGAAACGATAACGCCGGGATGCGTCCCGTTTTCGTAGTATTTCGCGCCGTAAGATTCCATCGCCATGCCGAGGCCGAATGACTTGCGGGCCATCGCCACGACTGAATAACCCTGGAATCCGTCAAAGCCGAGGCCGGGAATATGCAGAACCTTTTCACGCGGCA